TGTCCTTGGGCGCACCCCACAGACAAAACCTTTTACAGTTCAAGCGGTTGACTTAAAGAAAATTATTCTCGCTTTCAATCCGCGCGAAGTTGTCATCGATACCAATGGTCTCGGTGTTGGACTCGCCGATGAAATGATTAAGCCGCAGTATGATGAAATGGGTAACATTTTGCCAGCATACGGTTTTATTAACGATGATAATTATAAACTAATTCAACCAAAAGATGCGCCGAAAATTCTCTATGGAATTAAAGCCAATGGACCACTTAACTCTAAAATACACGGCAACTGTTATTCAAGGCTTACTGCTGGCCTTGTTCGTTTTCTTATAAAAGAGCAAGAAGCAAAGAGTGCTTTGCTTGCTACTAAAAAAGGTCAGAGAATGACCGTAGAACAACGTGTGGTACGCTTAATGCCGCACGAGATGACAACAAAGTTATTTGAAGAAATGGCTAATCTTCGCCTTAAACGCACTGGCGCGAGCTTGGATATAGTTCTTGAACGAATTAATACACGGTTTCCAAAGGATAAGTATTCATCTTTCTCCTATGGACTCTGGCGCATTAAAGAACTTGAAGAAGAACATTATAAACAAGGACATCGTCGTCGTGCTGTTGGACGACAATTAGTATTCTTCTCAGGAGGAAGATAATGGATGAACAAAAAAGAGATTTGACCTCTTTTACTAGAGCTATAAATGATATGATAGCGAAGAACGAATCATCCTATAATTTGACGCGTTATGGAAGCTATAGACGTGAAAGAGTTAAGGAGTATACATTAGAAGAAATAAATCAAATTATTGATTCTGGCTCTGTTGAAGCTCAAATTATTCTTTCTCGTAACTACTTTAGTAGAGGTGGTTTCTATCAAAGATTGTTAATGCATTATGCTACTTTACTGAAATATACAAGTATTTTAATTCCACATCCAAGTTTTGGTAAATCTCTCTCCGAATCGTATATTCAGAAAAAGTATAATAATGCGGTTAATTTTCTTGATAGTGCAAAATTACCGAAGTTATTTACCCATATAGCGATTAAAGTCCTGCGGGATGGAAACTACTATGGGGTGATTCAAGAAGTAACAGATAAGTCAATTTCTATATTAGATTTACCTATTTTTTATTGTCGTTCACGCTTTAAGGATAAAGAAGGTAATGATATAATTGAATTTAATGTTACGTATTTTGACACCATACACGATAGCGAATATCGTAAGAAAGCTTTGGCAGCTTATCCAAAGGAAGTAGTCAGTTGGTATAAGAAGTATAAAGCTAGAAAGGTTAAAAGCCCATGGTGTTATATCCCTTCTGGTATAGGGATTTGTATGTCGTTAATTGACGATAGACCAGTATTTTTAAACATTATTACTGCGGCATTAGAGTATGATGAAGCAAAAGATATTAATAAGGAAAGAGACCTTGAGGAAATTCGTAAGATTTTAGTTCAGCGTATTCCGCACCTGACAGATGGTGGACTTCTGTTTGAGCCAGATGAAGCAGTTGAAATGCACAAAGGCGCGGTTGATATGATGAGAAAGAATCCGAACTTAAGTGTGTTAACTACATATGCGGATGTTGATGCAATTGTATCAAAGACCGCCAATGATAATTCACTTAATTCTGTTGACAAGGCGCTCACTAATATCTATGCAGAGTCTGGGTCAAGTAGCCAATTATTTGGTACTGATTCTAACTTATCATTAAGTACTTCTATTACTAATGATATGGCTCTAATGATGGTACTTGCGCGCAAGTTAGACAATTTAATTACATCAATTGTAAATGCAAGATATGGCAACACCAACATCTCATTTACATTCCGAATCTTACCTGTTTCTTATTACAACCAAAAGGAGTATGTAGAAACTACATTGAAACTTGCCAATTCTGGTTATAGTTTCCTATTACCAGCACTTGCGATGGACATTTCCCAGCGTGAGCTGAACGACTTAAAAGATTTAGAAAACGATGTATTAGATTTAAAAGAAAAACTTATACCGTTAAGTACCTCTTACACAGAATCTGGAAATGTAGGACGTCCTACTAAAGACGCGCAAGATAAAAGCGCAAAAACAGTTGCTAATGAGGAATCATTAGACCGTGGAGGTTCTAACTAATGGATAAAGAAAAAGATAACTTAGCTACTTTTTCTCTTTCTATTTATGGTGATATTACTAATTATAACGAGGTCTTATCTAAAGCAAGATGTCGAATTTTCTATACTGGACCGAATAGAAATGGTACGTATATAACAGAAGAATTCGCAGAGAAGTTAATTTCAACATTACCATACGTCCCAGTTAAGGGCATATATGATGCAATGAAAGATGACTTTACAGACCACGGCAGAGAAAGATATGAAGGACGTATCTATGGTATTGTCCCAGAGAATCCTAACTTTGCCTGGGAAAAGCATCTTGATATAGATGGAGTAGAGAGAACATATGCATGTACTGATGTATATCTCTTTACGGGACTTTATAAACAAGAAGCTTTTGATGTAATTCAGAAGTCTCAGTCCATGGAGTTATATGCTGATTCTATTGAAGGTGAATGGCAGTTTATCAATGGAAAAAGATTTTTCGTATTTACGGAAGGTCGTTTCCTTGGACTGCAGGCACTCGGTGAGGACTACGAACCTTGCTTTGAAGGTGCCGCATTCTATACTTTGGTAGATTCAGTTAAAACTCTGATGGCAGATTTAGAGAAATCTGAGATATTCCAAAAGCAAAACTTGGGAGGAGAAAAACATATGAATTTTAAGCTTTCTGATAATCAGAAGTATAATATGCTTTGGACTCTTCTTAATCCAAGATTCAATGAGGAAAATGAATACGTTATGGACTATGCGGTTTGTGATGTATATGATGCATATGCTGTTGTTTTCAAATTTGAATCTGGTGAATATGAAAGAGCATATTACACAAAGAATGATGAAACAGATTCTCTTTCCATTGATAAAATGGAAACTTGCTATATCATAGACGTGAATGCAGAAGAAAAGCGTGCGCTTGATGTACTTCATGCTATGAATGGTACATATGAGAAGATTGATGAAGTCGTTTCTGGTTTACAGAATGAAGTAGAAGAATGCAACTCCAAAATTGAAGAGAGCGTTTCTACGATTGCGACTTTACAACAGGATAATGAAAGACTTGAGAACGAGTTAAACGATGTAAATAGTAATTATACAACTGCTTTAGAAAACATTGAGAATCTTACTGCTGAAAACGAGACATTAAATACTTTCAAGGCTGACGTTGAACTGAAAGCAAAGGAAGCTGTTATTGATAAGTATACTACTCTGCTTGATGAGGAAGATATTAATGCTTTCAGAGATAAGCTTGATGAGTTTACTAAAGAAGAGTTAGATAAAGAACTTGCATATGTATTAGTTCAATCTAAGTCGACAATTTTCACAACTGAAGATAGCGACTTTGTTCCGAAAGACGAACCAACTCTGACGGGCATTGAGGCTATTTTAGAAAGACAAAAAAATAAGAAGAAGTAATAAAACGGAGGATTTATTATGGCCGGAAATTTTAAAAGATTCGTAATTGACGGTTATGGTCAGTTAGAACTGAATCAGGTAGCCTTCCGTAGAGATGGTAGAGTTGAGGCTCAGTGCGCTCTTGATGACACTGATTTCGCTTCGGTTCCTGCTGAAAATGGTATGCTGCTCGCAGTAGACAGAATTAACAGGAAGATTAAGTTCCCGAAGAGTGCTGTCATCGCTGACTGCCCAGTTGCTCTTAATTATACAGCAGAGCATATGTATGATGAGAGAGCAAACGCTCTGAAGGATTTCAAGCTTGAGCTTGGTAGTTTCTATCCAAGACTTGGATTCCTTTCGGTAGGTGAGCTTTTCACAACTAACTGTGTTGGTTATGATGATACAGAGTGGACTGCTACTGGTTCTGGAGATACAGCAAAGACTGCTGATGAGAACTTCAAGGAAGCTTGTGCTAACGTTGCTACAACTGCACTTTATGGTGGAGTTAGTGATGAGGGCGCGATTGCAGTAAGTGCTAGTAAGCCTTCTGCTGGTCCGGTTCTTAAAGTCGTTGAAGCTACTACAATGCCGGATGGCACATTTGGAATTAAGTTCCAGGTTCTTGAAGCATAATTAAGGAGGGCAACGAAATGACTATTAAAGAAATGAAAGAGTTAGCCCTTTGTGCGGCTAAGAACGAGGCTCCTGCAAACTACTCGATGGAGAACGTTAATGACGCTCTCGTTGAGGCTTTAAGGGAGATGTGTGGTTCTGTTAATCAGTTCATGAAGAACAGATACGACATTTATGAAATTATAATTGAAGCTGCTGATGAAGTAGTTCCTAAGAAGGTTATTGACGCTGTTGGCGTTTTCGCTGATGTTCAACAGGTTGGTCAAGGCCAGAAGGCTCTGTTCAGAACAAAGCTGGGAAGAACAAGAGCAAGAAAGTTCCTCACACAAGTTGGCCTCTCTGGTGTATATGAGACATTCAGACTCGACCATGGTTATTTCGAAGTTAGTGCTCACGCTATCGGCGGTGCTTGCACAATCGACTTCGAGAGAATGCTTGATGGAGCAGAGGATATGGCTGAACTCGTAGCACTGCTTACTGAGGCTCAGACAGATGCTGTATATCAAGAGGTTCAAAAGGCACTGCGCGCAGCCTTCACAAAGGCTAATGTTCCACCGAACAATAGAGCACAGGGTGCTACATTTGATGGTGCTGAAATGATGAAGCTCATCTCGACAGTAAGAGCATATGGTTCTGGTGCTGTTATCTTCGCACCGCCTGAGTTTGTTGCTGCTATGGGAGCTGATGCTATCGTTCCGATTACTGCTTATGGTAATCCGGCTGCTGCTGGTATCCAGGGCGTATATCACCCACAGGATATCGATGCTATTCATAATACTGGATATATTAACCTGTTCAGAGGAACACCGGTTGTCCAGATTCCGCAGTCGTTCATTGATGAGAACAATAACACAACTTGGATTGACCCACAACTCGCTTATGTACTGCCAACTGGTGGTGAGAAGGTTGTTAAGGTTGTATTCGAGGGACAGACACAAATGTATGACTTCGTCAACAGAGACCAATCCATGGAAATTCATACTTACAGAAAGCTGGGTACAGCGATTCTTACATATCACAATTGGGGTATTTATAAGAATAGCGGAATTACTCAGACTTATGATGAGACACTGCAATATATCTAATGGATTTAAAGGGGAGGGGTTCGTCCCCTCCCTTATTTATTTAAGTTTGTAGAAGTTGGACGAACAATGCGGCCGCTCAACCTTTAAAGTAATAGGTTGAACTTATTTTCTGAAAGTTGGACCGCCGCACTGTACGTACTACATCTGCGTTTGGAGTTAAAAGGAGTATAAAATGGATAAGAAAGTTAAGGTTGTTAATTTAGTTTCAAGCAGAGTAAATATCAGCGTACCTGAATTAAACATTCGTTTAGTTTGGGAAAGAAAGGGTGCTGTAAGGACTCTTCCTCTTGAAAAGCTTGAAGAATTAATGTATAATCCAGGAGTAGAAGCCTTATTTTCGCAAGGTGTTCTGGGTATTGAAGATATGGAAATTAAGAAAGAACTTGGCCTTGAACCGGAAGATGCGGAAGAGCCAGTTAATATCATCACGCTCAACGACCAGCAGAGAAAGCGTTATCTTACAGTAATGCCGCTGCCAGAGTTCAAAGAAAACATAAAGAAGTTATCTGTTGACCAGGTTAGAGAGTTAGCCCAATATGCTATTGAAAATGAAATTATGGACTATGATAAGTCAGAAGTAATTTTAAAGAAAGCTGGCATTGATATTATTGGAACCATTCAACTTAATAAGGTAGACCAAGTACCAGTATCAGACAATTAAGGAGTTAAATAATGGCTTCAGTTTATGATGTATATGATGCGTTCTTACCAAAAATGTTGGAAGACGAATGGTTAAACTGGACAGATGAAGAAAGAGAATACGATTGGCGTTCCTTACTAGATGCGGCAATTCCATATTTTAAGTTTCCGAGAGTTAGCTTAGAAATAGATGGTGATGAGTTTGTTGACCCAGATATTACTAATGTAGAGATTCAAATTCTAGCAACCTATATGAAGTGTGAGTGGCTTAATCGCACGATATTAACATGGGAGAATGTAAAACCACTCTATGTAGAAAGAGATTTTTCACAAGCTAACTTAATAGATAAGTTAAAACAATTACTGGAAAGAGAGGAATATAAGGCGCTGAAATTAGAGCGCATTTACTATCGCTCGCGCAAGGGACGACCATTTACTTATAGTCAATTGGCGGGAGATTAAAATGAAGTATATTCCTGGTATGGATGAAGGATATGCCAATAGTTTGAAAAATAAACTGTTTGGTTTACTTTGTGAGTACGAGAAAGGAAGAGAATGGGAAAAGTTTTTAGATTCGATTATAATCGAACTCTACGGGTTTGAACCTGAAGAAAGAACAATTAACTATTATACATTATTTCATAAAATTTCCTCTTTAAGGTATTTAAGATATGAGTATTTTAGAAGTACAATTTTTGATTGTATGTCTTTACTTTCTAAATATGGGGAGGTAGAAGATGGGATACTATGAGGAAGTATATTTAAAGAGGTTAAACAGATATGGAGTAGATTTCCAATCTCGTATGCAAGGTCAAAGGGAAGAAAACTTTCATAGGCAGTTGATGAAGTCAGTTTATTATGTAGAATTTGAATATGAAGGTATAATGCGCGAAGGTGAACTTACACCAATGCGACAGAATGAAACCAAGACTATGCAATATTTACTTACTGATGTACATCTGGATATGCCAAATGGAACGATATTATTCATTCCAGATAAAGACTATGAACTGCGACCTTGGCTTATTTATTATTTAGAAGACATGAAAGCAAGTGGGTATAACAGATATATAATGTTAAAAATGACTCATATGCTTACATGGAAAGACAGAGATGGAAACATACAATCGTCTTGGGCATACTTCTACGGTCAAGAAGACAATATGCTTAAAGATGAGTTAAAATCTCGTAGCAGAAGTAAAGTATTATATACAGAAAATCTTAAATTAAGTTTCTTCATTTTACCTGTAAATGAGTTTTTAAGAAAAGACGATTATTTAGAAGTGGGTGAAGGACGATTAAAGGAAGCTTATGTCGTAACAGGCTATGATATACAATCGACTCCTGGAGTTGAATTTGTGTCAGTAGACCCACAATACATTCGTGACCTTACACCGCCGCCAGAGCAAACACCGAGCGATGAAGTAAGTGATTTCTTCTGGATTAACCAGGGCGCGGATAAAGAGGTTGAGGAGGTTGATGAACCATGAATGTAAGGAATTGTAGCGATATAGGTGTAAATGCACAGTATATAATTAAAAGACTTCTAGCTAATCAAAACTTATTAAAATTATTATATTATACTGATAAAGACCCATTGAGTCATGAAGATTTAAGTGAAGAACAAATACAGAATGAGGTATTTGAGAAATTGGTTAAAATAGTGCCGCGAGTTGGTCCGAAGGAGACGGCACACTCAATTATCGCTGTTCGTATCGCGCGGGCGCGAGGACTGGCAACGAATAATGAGTTTAAAAATGTCAATATAAGTGTTGAAATTTTTGTTCCAATGACACAATGGGTTATCAAAGATACAAATTTAAGACCTTTTGCTATTATGGGGGAGATTCAAAAGTCCTTAAATGGTAAAAAGATTGAAGGTTTGGGCAAAATGGTTGGTGGAGATTTTGATTTGAACTTCTTAACAGAAGAAATTTCTGCTTATGAACAGACCTTCGTATTAACTTCGTATGATTGATGAACGTATATTACTTGGTTTTCCAATTGAGTTTAAAGACGTTTGTCAAGTATATCCTCCAAAGGTAAGTGATGTGGTTGGTAATAAGGACTTCATGATTTATCAGTCATTATTTACAATGACACAAGAAGATTTAGAAGATGCTTATGGACAAGATGAGAGAATCACACACATACCAACACCTTTTCAATATTTATTAATGAATTATTATCAAGACCCAACAATTCGAGAGAAAATTCATGAAGCTTTTCAACAATTTGTACATGAGCCGGTAACGATTGTGCCGGAGATTGAAATGTTATTGATTGGGAAGAGCGAAAAGGATTTAGACCCAGATGTAGATTTAGAAAATCCGAGATTATTAACGGAAGAAAACTTTTTAGATTTTCAAAATACAATACGGTTGGCTATGGGTGATAAACCTGTAAAACCACCAAAACCAGAGGATGAAAATTTAGACCCGCGCATTAAACGATATAAAGCAAAAGTACGTGCGTCTGAAAAAATGCTTGCAAAAAAACGAGCAAAAAAGGGACCAACTTTGGGAACTTTAATCACTGCAATTTGTTGTATGGGAATTGGGTTAAATCCACTTAATATTGGAGAGATGAGCTATGCGTGCATTCATTGGTTAATAGCCATGGAACAGCAAAAAGAAGAGTATGATATTGATATTCGTGCTTTACTTGCTGGTGCGGATAGTAAAAAAGTAAAACCAAAATATTGGATAAAAAACATAGACGAAAAAGAATTATAGGAGGCTATTTAATATGGCAATTATTCTTGATAAATATGCTATCAAAGAAGTCGCTGACGTCATGTTCTATGAGCTTGACTCAACTGGTGCTCCTTCTGCTCCTGTACTTTATCTTGATACACTGAAGACTTCTACACTGAGCCAAAGCTCAGAAACAGTAGATGCTAGAGGTGGTAAAGGTAATGTTAAACTTCTTACTTGGGATACAAATAAGGAGTTAACTTTAGAGCTTACTGATGCTCTGTTTAGTGCTAAGTCTCTTGGTATCATGTTTGGTGGTACTATGAAGAATAATGGTAATGAGCAAGAAGTTTTAAAGACAGTTAAAGCATCTGATGTTACGGAGTATTCTACAACTGAAAATGGAAGTAAAACTTACTTTGGTTTTACTATTAAAGATAGTATTTATGCTATTCTTAAAACTCAAGCCACATATTTTAAATATGATGGTGATAATGTTAATCCAAGTCCAGTTGCTCCTGCTTCTAATTTAACAGCAGCAAGTTTTGATTTTATGACTTTTGACCTGTTAGATTGTACGGCAGTAAAAGATGGTCTTGCGGTAGCTAGAAATAATACTGCAGGTTCAGAAAATGGTATTGTATCTGATGGTATTACAATTGATATTACTTCTAATTTTAATGCTAATACCTACTATATTACTGGTGATACATATGCTAGAAACTTCCAATCTGGTAAAGATGAATTTCTTCAGTTTATTATTCCGAAGGGAAAAGTTTCTGCAGAAGATGTTAGTTTAACGATGGAAGCAGATGGCGACCCGGCTGAATTTGCTATGACAGTTCAATGCTTAAAAGCTAATGATGGTTCAATGGTGAAACTTGTTAAGTATAATCTGAGTGGAGATAGTACTGATACAACTCTCAATAAGGGTGTTGCTTCTGTACTTGACCAATACAATGATTATGGTGATAAAGAGAACGCTGGATATACTGATGATGCTTCAATTGCTGATGCTAGTTTAAATGATGCTACGGCAGCTACTAGTTTAGACGATTAATTAAATAATCACAACAAATGGAAGGGAGGCGGTAGCGTCTCCCTTTCTTATTTTAGGAGAATCCAATGGATAACGAATTTGGTTTACAAGAACTGTATTCAGTGCAGTTAAAATCCACTTATCCTATAGAGATAAAAGGAAAACAGATAGCCGCAGGCGAAGTAATCGCGGCTTTTGACAAAATTCAAATTTCTAACTTTCAAGAAATTCATAAAGAGGTCGCCGCACAAGGCGGCTACTATAATCGAAAGTTAGTGGTTTGGAATAGGACTGAGGGCGTAAATTTAATTTTCACACAAGGTATATTCTCAAAAACGCAACTTGCGCTGATGAGTAATACTAAATTAATTAGAGTCGGTCAAAATCAAGTAGTACGAATAGCACAACGTGATGAATTAGAAACTGATAGTGAAGGGAAAATTACATTAACCCACGTACCTATAGATTCGTGGATTTTTGTTTATAATAAAAAAACAGGTGAGAAGTTGACGGGTATAGGATGGCCAGACCATACAAAACCTATACTAGAAACCCCTCTAGTCTATAAAGATGTTATTGTAGATTATGAATATGGATATGATAATGGTGCGGATGTAAGTTTCATTGGTGAAGATATTTTTGAGGGGTATGTAACGTTGGAAGGACGTACAAGAATTAAAGATGATATTACGGGTGAGACTCATACTGCAATTATCTATATTCCGAAATTAAAAATTACGTCAGCTTTCAATCTCACTTTAGGACAAAATGCACAACCAATGGTTGGGAAGTTTAATGGGACGGCTTTGCCAGTTGGGAGTGAGAAAAATTTAAGAGCCTTAGAGATATATTTTTTGGATGAGGATATAGATAGAGATTCCGAATGGCGTTAATTTTTAATTAACGTCATTTTTTATTGGATGGAATTAAGGAGGATAAGTAGATGAGCCAAGAGTTTAATATAGTTGGTAATCTATTATTAAAGGTTGATGGTGCAGAAGCCGGGTTAAATAGACTTAAAAGTGGTTTATCTAAATTAAAAATACCTGATAATTTAGATAAAAATTTAACTAAAAGTTTTACTAATTTAGATGGTATACTTGAAAGATATAAAACTCAACTTAGTAAAGGTTTTCAAACCAAAGGTGATGTTACTAATTTCGCAAAAATTGGTAAAGAACTAGACACAGAAATGTCTAAAATGTCTAAATATATGACTGAATTAACTGGTAAAACAATTGATTTTAAAGTTAATTCAGAACCCATTAGACAAGCAGAGCAACAATTAGAAAAATTACTTCAACAACAAGAAAAATTAACTAATGCTACTTTAAGTTTTAAAATAGATACTAAGACGGGTGGCGCTAGTATTAAGGAAATTTTAAAAGATATTGAAAAAATTGCTGGAGATACTGGTGCAGGTAGAGCTGCAAAAGCAGCGTTAGTAGAACTTCAATTAGGAAATGTTGATCAAGCTAAAGCTAAATTAGATGAGGTTATAGATTCATATAAAAGATTGGGCGTAACAAAAAAAGAAGCTGAAGTGGCGGGTACTGGATTAAATATTACACAGGCTGCTACTGAAGTAAAAACCCAGCTTGATGGCGCCTCAAATGGATTACAACAAGTTAAAAATGAAGCCATACAAACTTCCGATGCTTTAAATCAAATGCGTGGTGAACAAATTGGTAAGGCTGCAGATGAGTGTGTAAAACTTGCTAAAGGAATGGAAGAGACTGCAGCAGCTACCAATCAAGCAAATAAGGCTGCTCAAGAATATGCTCAGTCTTCTTTTAGTATGGCTAAACAAGTTGAGCAATTACAACAATCTACTCAATATTTCTTTAGCTTAAGAAATATGATTAACCTCTTAAAAAGAGGAATTAGTGATGCGGTACAAACTGTTAAAGAGCTTGATAAAGCAATGACAGAGACTGCAGTAGTTACCGATTTTAGTGTTGGTGATATGTGGGCGAAACTGCCTGAATATACAGCTAATGCTAATAAATTAGGGGCTACTATTCAGGATATGTATGAGTCTACAACCCTTTATTATCAACAGGGTTTAAATACTCAACAATCCATGGCAATTGCAACAGAGACTATGAAAATGGCTCGTATTGCAGGATTAGAAGCTAAAGATGCTACTGATATGATGACCGCGGCACTTCGTGGTTTTAATATGGAGTTGAATGAAACTTCAGCTGAACGTATTAATGATGTATATTCAAATTTAGCTGCAAAAACTGCATCTGATACTGAAGAAATTGGTAAAGCTATGCAACGTACCGCCTCAATTGCTCATTCTGCGGGAATGTCATTTGAGGGTACTGCGGCTTTCTTGGCTCAAGCAGTAGAAACAACAAGAGAACCAGCTGAAAATATTGGTACTGCAATGAAAACAATTGTTGCACGTTTCCAAGAAATGAAAAAGAATCCTCTTGAAATCACTGAAGTAGACGGAGAAGAAGTTAGTTATAATAAAGTTGATCAAGCATTACAATCTATTGGGGTATCGTTAAAAGATACTAATGGACAATTTAGGGAATTAGATAAAGTATTTTTAGATATTTCTAAACGTTGGGATAGTCTTAGTCAAACTCAACAAAGATATATAGCTACTATCGCGGCTGGTTCTAGACAACAGTCACGTTTTATTGCTATGATGGGCGATTATGATCGTACTGTTGAATTAATGAGTTATGCCAATGATAGTGCAGGTGCATCGCAAGAACAATTTAATAAAACTTTAGATTCTTTAGAAGCAAAAATTAATAAATTCCAAAATGCTTGGGATCAATTCTTAATGGGAATTATGAATGATTCCTGGGTAAAAGGATTTGTTGATGCTGGTACTACTATTTTAAAAACTGTTAATAGTATTATTGACGCCTTAAGTTTTGGTGGTAAGGCAAAGGGTTTAAAATCTTTATTGTCAATTGGAACTGCTGGTGTCGCCTTAAAAGCTGGCGGTAATTTAATTAATAAATTAATTGGTGGAGTAGGTGGTTTTATTGACCCAGCCTCTAGTTTTGGAAAAGGATTTTGGGGTGCAGGTAAGACCACACAAGAAGGTACACCAGCAACCGGTGTGGCCGGTAAAATTACTACTCCAATTGTTGCGAAATTAAATGAACTTATTGCAGTTACTAGAAAAGCTAATAATTTAAAAGATAACAATACACGAGTTACTTCAACGCTGGGACAGTATAAAAATGTTTCAGCTATGTTAAGGAATCCTAGTTCTCTTAATGTAAAGGATATTGGAACTTTATTTAATGGTTTATCTGATGAGCATGCATATACTGCTTTTAGAAATGCTCCAGGTACTATAACAGCAATGAAACAGGCTGTAGCAGGACAACTACCGGCGGAAATGCAATCAGTCGGTGGTCAATTAATGACCAATATTATTAGGGGAATGAAAAAAAAGGAAATTCCAGTAAAAAAGGGGGCTGAATTAATTGGAAAACCTCAATTATGGGGGAAATACTTAGGTACTGAAACAGCTCAGGAATTTTCTAAACAATATATTACAAGTCAAAAAGAGCTATGGAAGACTCAAACCGCAGATGCTAGAAGACAAGCTTGGATACGAGCTGGAGGTTCTGCCTTTGCTACTGATGAAGGGATTCAAGATTATTTAGCTAAAAATAAAAAATCTGATGTTACACAAAGCTTTATTTCTAATTATAAACAAATTCGAGAAGAAATGGAGTATTTGTCAAAAGCTCCTGTAGAATTAGATAAATTTCAACAATTAGCTAATAATGTAGGAACACTTGGCTCTAGATTTAGTTCAGCCGGTATGTCTCTACAGATGTTTGGTTCTCAATTAGGGCAATTATCACCAGCTTTAGAAGGTGTTGGTACGTTAATTACTCGAATTGGCGGTATGCTTAGTACTTTCGGAATGGGTATTTCTGGTATCGGTTCTATTGTTACTGGTGTTGGTGGGCGTATTTCTACTGCCATGAAACTTGCGAAAGCAACTAGCATAGGTGTGTCTGCTACAGGAGCAGAGGTAGCCAGTAATTTTATGGTTGGTCTTACTGGTGGTCTGTCTGCAGGACCGATTGCTGCTATAATTGCTGCAGTATTAGTTGGCGGTATAGCAATAGCCAAAGGAGTGGCTGACAAAAAAGCTCGTGAAGCTGGTGAAGAAGTAAGAGAAAACTTTGAACAGGGCTTTACCGAAACCAATAAAAAAATAGATTCAATTTCTGATTATAAAGATAGATTTAATGAACTTTCACAAGGAGTAGACCAGTTTGGTCACAATATAAATTTAACCGACGAAGAGTTCGATGAATATTTAACAATCAGTCGCGAATTACAAGAATTATCTCCTTCATTAATCAGTGGATACAATGCGGAAGGACAAGCTATTCTTCGTAAAGGTGCGGCGCTTGATGAAGTAATTGATAAACTTAAAGAAGAAAGAGATTTATCATTAAGAGATTATATAACTGATGATTCAATACAAAAATTAATTGGTGAATATAATACCTCTGATGCTTATAAGAGTCATAATACTATTAAAAAAGGTGACTATGGCATGGGGGATGCTTTTGACACCGAAAAATCAAGTATTTCAAAAGCCATTAAAGAAGCAGAATTAGAATGGTCAGATTTTTCACAGATTTTAGATGAATTAGGTATTGGTGGTGCAGAATCTATAAATGATTTAACAAATCAACAGCTTAGTATGATTACTGCACATTATACTGATATCATAAATAAAATTAAAGAATTCAATCCTCAAATTGAAGAAGAGGCAGAGGATGGTTTAAAAGAGGCTTTTGCTGAGACTAGTAATGCATTAGAAGATATTTTAACTGAGGGAGCTCCAATTGTAGATGCTTTACGCCAATGGATGGGGCAAGAAAAACTTGACGCTGTTGGTTTAGGGCTCAGTGAAGAATTTGTTAGTGGTTTTAATAGTGGCTTAGATGGTTTAATGCTTGAAGGATTAATCAATAATTGGAAGCCAGAAGAATATAAAGCTCAATTAAGAGATTATGCTAATGAATGGGAGCATTTAGCTGGTCCTACTTCAACTTATTCTACTATTCTTGCCGAAGCAGATGAAATACAACAACAATATCTTGACCATATAGGCGAAGACAATGCAATTCAAAATTATGAAAATGATGTAGAAGGATTAGCCAATCAACTTGAATTACTAGCAGAACAATATAAAGGAACCGGTACTGCGGGCGAAGTATTTGCAGAGCAGTGCCAACAACAGGCTAATAATTTACGTAACTATGCTACTGAAGGTGTTGTTAGTTTATCAGAGGCTTTAAACACTTTATCTGATGAATTTGCTTCTGCTCGTGGTGCTCAAGAACGATTCCAAAAGGCAACTGAAGGTGGAGATTATTATACTGCAGCCGAGGGATATAAAAGCATTATTGATACAATGCTTGATGAGAAAAATACCGTAGGTAATGGTTCAGATGGTTCTTTAACTTTTTGGGCTGGTGCAGATGAACTTTTAGGGCAAAAATATGTAGATAGTCATACAGCAAATGAAGTAGTTAAACAAGTAGAAAAAATTAAGGGTTGTTTTGAAGACGGTTTGCCTGGAATTCAACAATTTGGAGATTTATTAGTTGAAAATGCTGATAAATTAAAAGGTTTAGGCGAAATCAATGAAGATACTGGACAGTTTGAATTTAATTTTAAAAATCTTGATGACTTAGAAAAATATGCTGAATTATTGGGCATGTCTGAAGATGCTTTAGCTGCATTAATTGATAAAAGTCGTCAATATGTGCCTTGGAATTTAAGCGATCCTGGAGCGGTTCGTAAAGCTATAGAAGATAGTCAATATTCTATGGCGGGAGTTTCTACTAGAGGGGAAAATTTAGTTTATACATCAGAATCTCAATTTAGAGCTGAAGCTCGTCAGCAAGGTATTCGAGGTGACGATTATACAAAAACTAAAAGTGATGCAGAAGAACGTGGAGTTAGGTTTTTAAATGTTGAAAATTTAACGGCTAAAAATGGTGAGTATGCTAATCAAGTTTTAGATAATATTGGTTTAAAAGGAGCAGATAAAACTCTTGATAATGCAGTTGCTGCATTAACTAAAATGGGTTTTAGTTTGGAAGATCAACAAGCCATTCTGACTTCAACAGGTATTAAACTAGCTGATGAAGAAGTTTCTAAAGAACAAATCGAAAAGTCTTACAATGAACAAGCTTATGAATTAGAAAATCCTACAGTAACGGGTATTGCTACTGATACCAGTATTCTTGTAAGTAATACTTCTGCTATGCTTGCTGCGATGGGTATTTTAACCGAAGATGCTAAAAAAGAAATAGATCAAGCTACTAATGAAGATACTACTCAAGGATATATTGATAATTTACAAAATGCTTCTAATTTAAATGAACGTAATACTGCTCGAACAACCATGGAAGATAAAGTATCTGAATATAATGCTTTGGCTAATAAATTAGTTGAGGCGGGTCGTTCAGAAACTGATCCATATGTACAAAAACTTCGTGGAGCAGCAGATGCTTTACAAACTGAACTTGATGCAGAAGCAAAAAATTGGAATGATAAAGCAGTTGCAGCAAACCAATATTTAAAAGATAATAATATTATTCCACAAAGTGCAACACAAGAAGAACAAACTGCTATTCAAATGCATGCTGTAGATTTACAGAGTGCGATTGAGACTGGAGATGCGAATACTGTCATTGAAACTTTAAAACAGATTGAAACCGAAGGTAATTTAAGTGTTGAAACAATGATTGCCTTGGGTCAAAGTATTAGTGATTTAGGAGCAGTTGATAGTAGCTCAATTTTACATTTTATTAGTGAATATTATGAAAAATTAAAGTTAGCAAAAGAACAATCAAATCAACCTTTTGAAATTCAAACTAAATTTACTGGAGAAAAATTAGAAGATCATATTAATGCAGTTAAAGAATTTACCACTCAAGAATACGCTTTTTTAGTTCGAGCTGATGTTTCTGGGGATGAAAAAGTTAGTACCTTAATAAATTCTATAAATCAAGAATTTGGAAATGGTGATGAAGAAACAAAAACAGTTTTAATTCAAGCTGTCGCCGAAACTGCCAATGGAAATAAAGAGGGAGCTCATAGTATTTTAGCTGAGGTTTTTGGAGAAGATAAAGCGGAGATTATTGAGAAAAAAATTGATGTTTTATGTGATGGTAGTGTTGCTAATAAAGATGAGGTTATCAAAGCACTTGAAGGTGAATTAAAAGAAGTACCTTTAAATATTACAGGAAAAGCTAAAGCAGAAGTCTCAGTAGAATCTTTAAAAACTTCTGGTAATACAATGCATTATTCTACCGAAGTTAATACTGATGCTATTGATGACGCTAAATCAAAGGCATCAGTATTAACTTCGGTAGAATAATGCATTGTAT